CTACACCGCCTCCCCGATTGTCCCCACTGCTTCGCAAGTCTACCTGGTGACGGTGCTTCGGCCCGACACCGCAATGGTCGGCGCGGCGCAGTTCTAACAGGACGGGCGGGGGGAACCTCGCCCGTTTCGCTTATGCATCCCACCATGCTTTTTCATGCCTCCGAAGAGCCTCGAGTGTTCACGGAAAAGGCAGAACTTGACGAGGCGCTGGCTAACGGCTGGGCAGATACGCCCGCTGCCTTCTTCAACGTGAAGGCCAAGCCTGATGAGAAGGACGATAAGGACGAACTGGTCCACCAGGCAAAGTTGCTTGGCATGAAGGTGGACGCTCGCTGGAGCGAAGCGCGTCTTCGCAAAGAAATCGCCGAATTCAAGGGCTAATCATGATCGTCAATGCTTCTTCCCTGATTGCTCAAGCTCTGTCCCTGCTTGGCGTACGTGGTGTCGGTGAGCAGGTCCCGGGGGAAGAGGCGCTTTCGTGTCTGGAAGTGCTGAACAACATGCTCGATTCCTGGAATCTTGAGCGGTTGATGATCTACACGATCCAGGAGCATGTCACGACGCTGAACGGCAACACCGTCACCATCGGTCCGGGTATGCAGGTTGATGTGCCGCGCCCTGTGGTCTTGGACGATTGGTGCTTCACTCGGTTCAACAACGTCGATTACACGATCAACTTGATCAACGGTGAGCAATATTCGTCCATCACGATCAAGTCCACAACCTCGACGTTTCCTTACGTGGCGTATTACGACGCTCAAAACCCGACTGGCACGATCTACTTCTGGCCGATTCCGCCTCAACCGCTGGAATTGCATCTTCGCCTTCGTCAACAGTTGAGTGAGTTTGAGACGCCTGAGACGGAAATCGATCTACCTCAAGGGTATCGGCGCGCCATCATCTATTCGCTGGCTGAGGAACTGGGGCCGCAATATCGGGGAGTGGATCCGATGATCAGCAAGATTGCCTCGAAGGCGCGGCTGAACATCAAGCGCATGAACAACCCTGAGAACGTGCTGAACATGCCGACCGCGATCTATGGCAAGCGCCGCATGGGCTTCAACATCTACACGGGTCAGTAATGGCGATTGCATCGATCCCGTTCGTTGGCCAGGCGTATGAGGCCAGGAGCCTGAACTTCAGTGCGCAACGGTGTGTGAACCTGTTCCTAGAGATGGGTCTTACGGGCGCGAAGTCTCCCGCCGCGCTGTTCTCCACACCTGGGCTTATCAAGAAGCTGGATATGCCCAACGGAGCGGTTGAGATTCGCGGCATGGCCCCGTTCAAGGGCGCCTTGTTTGTGGTCGCGGGCAACTCGCTCTTTTCGGTGTCAAGCGCGTTTGTTGCCACCCTCATTGGCAATCTGGCCACCTCTAGCGGTCCCGTCTCGCTTGCGCAAAATGAGACTCAGCTTGCCATCGTGGATGGGGTTAACGGCTACTACTATAACTTTCCGACTTTGACGTTCGGACAGATCACAGACGCAGAGTTCCCGAGTGGAGCGCGTCGGATCTCCTACCTACGGTCTCGGTTTCTCTGTGAAGCGCCGCAGTCGCAGACGATTAGCTGGTCTGCGATTGGGGATGTGCGCCTGTGGGACGGCCTGGACTGTACCAGCGCGGATGGCGCGCCGGACAACATTGTGTCCCACCTGGCCGACCATCAGGAACTTTACGTGTTCGGCGAGACCACCACACAGATCCTGGTCGCGGATTCTGATGGCTTTGTGAACAGCCCAAATAGCTCGATGCAGCAAGGCTGCGCGGCGGCTTTTAGCCCGGCCAGCATCGACAACAGCGTCATGTGGCTAGGCCGTGATGAACTTGGCCAGGGCGTGATCTGGCAAACACGGGGTGGCGCCACCCCGGTGCGCGTGTCGAATCACGGGGTTGAATACGCGATTGCACAGTACTCACGCATTGACGATGCCATTGCATACGTCTATCAGCAGGAGGGGCACCTTTTTTACGTCATAACGTTCCCAACTGGGATGGGCACGTGGGCGTATGACGTTGCGGCACAAGCATGGCATGAGCGGGCCTATATGGTGCCAGCAACGGGGGCATTAACCCGTCATCGCTCAAATTGCCACGCCATGTTCAATGGCCGTCACATTGTTGGTGACTGGCAAAACGGCAAGTTGTACGAGCTGGATTTGAACGCCTACACGGACGATGGCGATTCGATCATGCGTCTGAGGGCATGCCAGACGTTAAGTCAGAATCAGTACCGCGTTTTCTACACGTCGCTGCAGATCGACATTCAGGCAGGCGTTGGCACATCGACGGGGCAGGCCACCAATCCTCGGGTCATGCTGCGTTACTCGGATGATTCAGGGCACACATGGAGCAACAAGCGTACGGTTTCTATGGGAGCCATAGGCCGGTATGGTGCGCGGGCGCGATTTAACCAACTCGGGGCCGGGCGCAATAGAGTTTTTGAAATTAGCGTGACTGACCCTGTTCCTGTGGTCGTACTTGGGGCCTACGCTGACATGCAACAGGGGACCTCGTAATGGAGGCCCTGGATCTACTTGCCAATACCGCAGCATTTGCTGAAGACCGCCAAGGCACCCCAGATTCTCAGCGGTTCCAATCCCGGCAGACCCTCGCCTTTTTTCGCAATCTGAAGCGCATCGTTCGGCAGGCGTATTCAGTGGATACAGACGCGGCGTCGATAGCGGTCACCGGCTCTCCTATGACGTACACGGCCCAGGACCGCATGTCACTGCATGTGGCAGGAGGCACCGTGTCGGCCATCTCATTCAAACGTGGCACGACGATCTTGGGCCTGGCGGTTCAGTCGGCGGGCCAGTTCATTCCGCTGAACCCTGGCGATCAGGCTGTCATTACCTACACCGTCGCGCCCACGCTTACGAACGTGCCGCGATAAACCTAGAGGCCTCATGAATCATTTCCACTTCCTTGCGCGTGGCTTGGATGTAGACCCGCTTGTCCTGAAGATCAGGCAAAACCCGCATCTTTGGCAAGAGGACGACTACTTGCGCAAGTATCCACAAGGGCCGTTTGGGGAGGTCGAATCGATCATGCTTCGGTTCCCCAAGAAACTGGGCGTGATCCCGGATGAGGATCTGGAGCTTTACAAGAAGAACATGCTCCCCGGGCATGACCAACATGAGTCCATCGACTACCCGGCCTATTCGGTGCTGCTGGAGGCCCGTCCTCTAGTCATGACGCTGATGACGAGGGTGCAGGGCGAGCGCTTGGGGCGCGTGATGATCAACAAGGTCAAGCCCGGTGGCCGAATCTTCCCGCATGAGGATACTCCCGAGCACGTGGCGTATTACAAGCGCTATCACATCGTTTTGCAAGGCCTGCCGGGCGCGATTCTGAAGTGCGCAGATGAGCAGATCAACATGGTCACTGGCGACTGTTTCTGGTTCAACAACGCGCTCATGCATGAAGTCATCAACAACAGCGCAGACGAGCGCTGGAGCATGGTTGTGGACATCCACACGTCGAGGTAAGCCATGCCGACCGTCGAGCAGAAATCGAACGCGAAGATCCTAGAGCAATATCAGTTGAATGTGGAAAACCTGCAGCCCTATCTGGACGCCGCAGAAGAATGCGTGATCGATCTTCTACAGCGCCTGGCCTCATGCGGTGACAAAAAATGCTGACTGCCTGCGTTGAAAACCTGACTGAGCGCCTTGAAGAACTCAAACCACTGTTCCCCCTGCACTGGGAGGAACTTGCGCTGAACAAGGACAAGGTTCCTCTGGATCCGCAGTACCACGTGTACCTGCAGCGTGATGCGAGGGGTGAAGTCATCTTCGTGACGCTGCGCGACGCGGGCGAATTGGTTGGCTACTTCGTGGGTTTCGTGGCTCCTGGGTTGCACTACCAGACCTGCCTTACCTGCCATATGGACATCCTGTTTTTACGCAAGGACAAGCGCGGTGGGCGCGGTGGAGTGGTCTTGCTCAAGGCGGTCAAAGCTGAACTGAAGCGCCGAGGCGTGCAGCGCTGGTTCGTAGGCACCAAAGCACATATGGACATCGGCCGGTTGTTTGAGGCGATGGGATTTGAACACGTAGAGACTACGTATAGCGCGTGGATTGGAGATTAGCCATGGTAGCCGCAGCAGTCGGAGTAGGTACCGCCGTCGCGGGTGTTGCTGGGAGTGCGATGTCTTCCAGCGCGGCAGGAAAGGCCGCGAGCGCACAGCAAGCCGCCGTAGACGAAGCCAATGCTATTACCCGAGAACAGTACGAGCAGAACACCAAGAACCTGCAACCGTACATGGATGCGGGCTTGGGTGGGCTAAACGCGCTGCAGATGTACATGGGGCTGGGAAGCGGAACCGGCGGTCGTGAATTGACCGAGCAAGAAATCCGCAACGAGCTTCGCGGGCAGTACACGACGGCGGCATCTACTGGAAAGCCCCCGACTGTGCAGGAAGCATTGCAACAGGCGGGAATGAACAATGCAGGCTCCCGAAACTTCAGCAATGCTACGTGGGGGTATGACCCGAAGGCGCAGAAGTGGGGATATGAACTCGAGTACATCCTCGGCGGAGACGCTGGAGGCACCAGTAAGAACTGGGTGTACGCAGATCCTACCGGATCCACCCCGGAATCTGTCGATGAGGCCGCGCTGAATGCGGCAGTACAAGAGCGCTTGGCGCAACAGGCAGCAGCCAAACAGGACTCGCGTTATGGGAGCCTGCTAACGCCGTACAAGGCGTACCAAGAGTACGACGCGTATAAGCCGTTCTCGGAAGCTGAGTTCAAGGTTGATCCTGGCTATCAGTTCCGCTTGGATCAAGGGAACAAGGCCATCCAAAATTTGGCGGCTGCGAC